CCGTAAACACATCTATTAGTGTTTCAGTGTTCATCACCAGATGCCTGGGATAATTTGCCCTGTGGTTGCGTATGCACCCATTGCGGCAATGACACCAATCATTGCTGCCCAACCATTAATACGTTCTGCTTTTTCGTTCATTGTTCGTTCTCCTGTTTTGTTTTGTTGTAAATAATAACTTTTTCACCGTCGTGGGTGAATACTAGTTCATCATCATGTGCCCAACAGAGTTCTTCATATAGGGCATTTAGTTTCTCCATGTCTTCATAGAGTTGATTGGGGTTAGGCATACTTATCAAACATTTTACGAATGTTTTGTGTAATTCCCATACCACCAACAAACTCTTCTAGTTTGTTTCCTTCCTCATCAGTAATAATGAGAACAGGAGTTGCAGTCACACCATAACGCTTTGCAAGGTCAAGGTTTTCTTGTGGAATAGGAATATCACTTACATCTTCGAGATCAACTTTTTCAAGAAGACTGGTACGCTCATCTTTAATAGAAATCATGTACTTGTCCACTAACATACATGGACCACAGGATTCTTTTGAGAAAAGATAAAACTTATTCATCAGTACAAATTTTCTTCTTGTTCGGTTTCAATCACACAATCAGAAGTAGGGTATGCAACACAAGTCAAAACAAATCCTTCTTCAATTTGATCATCATCAAGGAAAGACTGGTCAGACTGATCAACAGTACCACTCACAATTTTACCCGCACAAGATGAACAAGCACCAGCACGACAAGAATAATTCATATCAATACCTGCTTCTTCAGCAGCATCAAGGATGTATTGATCATCCTCACAAGTAATGATGTTTTCAGTTCCGTCAGAGGAGCGAAGAGTAACGTTAAATGCCATTGTTCAATAAGTTTCGGAAAGTTGTTCTACAGAGTACGCCAGTAATACAAAAAAGGCGATTGATGTAATTGTAAATAAAGTTGAAGTCATTGTCAACCCCTTTGATCAGAACCCGAAGGCCCCGAAAAAGAACACACTACCAGATGTAGCATAAGAAACGACTGCAGCAACAAAACCAAGCATGGCAACACGGCCATTCAGTTTTTCTGCTTTTTCAGCATAGGTTTCAATGCCATAACGGTCAAGGTCTTCCTTGCTCATATACATGGTTGGTTCAGTTGCCCACATATTTTGTTGTCCTTGGTCATTTGTAGTTACAGTCATGTTCTTCTCCTTTGTGAAGTATTGTTACATTATATATGATTTCTTTACATTTTGTCAACACTAGTAGTCAGAAAACACACACTTATCAGATTTTTTACAAAATTTTCTTACATAAGCATGTACATCTTTTTCCATTTCTTGGTGTGCATGATTATGAACTACACCAATTAACATCAAAGACCCACAAATAAGTAGGTTAATTAAAGTAACTGGATGTAAAAGAGATTCAAAAATTACTTTCATAAAAAAAGAGGGTCTTATGACCCTCTTATTATAACACAGACTTACTGAATCAGAAGGAGTACTTCAGACCAGCCTTGGTGCCATAACCAGTATCGTTATCACCAGTGATGAACGAAACTTCACCATAGAGACTCAGGGCATCGGTCAGTGAGACAGAAGCGCCACCCTTACCAGAGAACTCAACTTCGGTTTCAGCACCGTCAGGAGAGACAAGAGCAGGACCGCCTTGGATGTACCAACCAGCGGTTTCACCCAGAGGACCTTCATATCCTACGTGAGCGTCGGTTACAGTTCCTTGATAGTCGCTACCAACGAAACCAGAGTTTGCCTCTACATTCACGTAAGGACCTGCAAAAGCAGCACCAGCGGACATGGAGAGAGCAGCAGTTGCTGCGAATACAGATTTAATCATTTGTTAATACCTCGTAATTTACTTGCGGAATTTCACCCGCAGATGAAGGGGGATTCGACGTTCCCCGCGCGATTATCATAACATAAACTTGACGCGAGTAGTTGAGGCGTTGGGTTTTGTTACTATTCGTAAAGTTTGTACCTCACGAATACTTATTTATAATAGACCAGATTGAAGAGTTTGTCAACCTGGTTGTGCAGCTTGTGGAGGTGGACCAGAAGGATCGGATACCCGACCCAGATAGGGGTCAAAGTCCATCAGTTCATTGATAGACATCTGTGCTCCCTTCTGACTCCAGAAGTGCATCTGTGCATTATAGTTTCCTTTGTGGAATGCGTCAACATGATCAGGGTGAATACTTGAACCCAACTCTGTCTTGTATAGAAGGAGTGGAAGGGCATAGGTATTACCCGAATTGTAGATCAGGTCATCAGCAACTGGACGTGGTCTAACACCATTGTCCAGTTTGTATTTGTCACCTCTACAATGAAGTTTAATCAACTTCTCTGCATGGTGACGGGTAATCAGATAACAAGCAGTGGAGAAATCATTCACAAACCTCTTGTGAACTTTGATATGAATATCTCCAGTACAGATGATTGCAATCTGACACACATCCCAATCATAAGGGATTTTGGCATAAAAGTCTTGCCAAGTAAAGTTCCAGAATCTTACCAGTTCAAGATCACAATCATCTTCCATCATGATTGCGTATGGTTCACCAGAATCATAGAATTGTTTAATGGCTTTTAAGTGTGATGTGACACAGCCAATTTCACCTGAAGTAACCATTTCAGGATAACGACCCTTAAGAATATCACTCAAGTCATCTTCTCTACCATCGTAGGCAGAGACCCTAGTGTAGTTTTCAATCTCCCAATACTTAAACTGGTTCTCCATGTATTCCCATCTCTCAGGTTGATCATCGAGATTGATACAATAGATTGGTCCGATACCTTTCAGTTTAAATGCTGATTTATTTTTGTCCATTAATTCTCTTCACATAATAATCTTGACTAGTAATATATTCCCTCAAGGTTTCTTTATCCATCTTTTGAATCTTTTCCCATTCAATATTATTTGAATGCATATATGGATTATTAAGCCAAGAGTTAGGTGTTCTGGAATGTTCTAAGTGGTAGATGAGATCATTGATTCTAGACACCTTGTATCCTAGTGTAGTGTATCTATAATACCTCTCAACATCCTCTGGGGCATATGCAACAAAGTTTTCATTCTCCAGTCCACCTCCAATATAGACATCCCTATTGAAGAACTGAACAAATCCATACTTCGCATCATATGGTTTTGATACATCACTCAATGCTTTAAATCTAAAGTCATTCACAAGGAAGTCTGTGACAACTTCATCATTCGCAAACACTTGAAGTTGAAAGTCTCCATTACCATATGGATACACCACATCAGATGTCTTATTCATAATCCTATCGTATGCTTGTGTGATCGAAGCAATAGGAAGAATGATGTCACAGTCGTAGTTTACCACACATTCTGTCTCTGACATCATCACCATGTCATTCAGAACCTTCTGTCTATGAAAGGCAGGATCATCTGATTGTTCAAATACATGTGTCAAATCTTCAACAGTATCACAGAACTCTTTGATCTGTGGATATGCTTTCTCACTAAACACAGAAGTCTTATCAACCTCTTTAATGATGATGTTGGTCTTGAAATTAGACAACAAAAAACAGACCGAGGTAATTACATTCCTCAGTCTGTCATCAGATTCAATTCTGATAGGAATTATAAAAGTGGCTTTTGATAAATCAAATTTCTTCATCTGGATACTGTCTTGTTTCTAGGTGTTTGTCCACAACGTAGTTGAGTTCTTCAGCATTTACTAACCATGGACCTTCAGGGTGTTCTACCCTCGCGTTATATTTAACACTGGAAGAACTAATACGATTATCATGTTCCCTGTTGGAGGTTAGATAGTCCTCAATGATATAAGGCATACCATGATCATACCTCATTCGGTGATAAAAATCAGTATCCATAAGTAATACTAATTTCTCATCAAATCCCACAAATGTTTTAGTAAGGAAAGAAACACCTGAAGGACTACCAAGAAGATTTCTACCCTCCAACATTTCCTTTGTCCATCTAGGAATCATAGGACGGAAGTGTTCTCTACCATCTCTGGTGTGTAAGAAACCATTAAAACACCACTTGCAGTTCTTTTCTCTGTACACATCAAAAATACTCTGAAGAGCTGTAGCAGTAACAAAAAGATCATCTTGAAAGATAATTTTAGTAATCTTACCTTCACACATCTCTACTGCTGAATTGGTATTGGCAGGACCATTACCTAGCTTTTCTTTGTTCTTATAATACCGAATAGTAAAATAGTTTGCATATTCTGCACAAACATCAAGGATATCATCATCTTTAGAATGGTCAGATACACAAACTTCAATGTCTTGAAATGTTTGAATTTTAATAGTTTCAAACAACTCTTTGAGATAAGTGGCACCTTTACCATTCATCTCATAAGTTGGAATTGCAATAGAAATTTCAGGCATTAGATTTTAGTCCAACGATCAGGAACGATATCTTCAGTATTATTCTTAGCAGTATAACCAGTAGTACCAAACCACCGTTTGGGAGCAATGACTGTAGGGTTAGAATTCTTACTCAACCATGCACCCCACCAAGAGAAAGAAGAGTTTGCAATGATATAGTCACTACACATAGTCATCATACACAGATCATACACATTGTTATCTGTTTCAGAAACAAGGAAACGATCTGATTTGAAGATTTCCTGTTCCTTACACCACTTCACATCATCAGAGAAGATAACAACGGTACGATCAGAATCAAACCTACTCAGAGCTTCTTTGTAATAGTCAAGACTACAAGGTGGGTGGTCTTGCGACTTTTCCACATAGTCTGTCCTACGAACATGAAGTGCAATGGGGTTCTCAAGACCACCCATAACTTCCTTACAGTTCTCTACAACATCACTCTTGAATGTGAAGTCCTCTTTGATAGAGTCTGCAATGTGTGAGAAGTATCTTTCAGTCTGGAAGTATCCATACAGACTAATATTATCAATACATGCTTCTACCAGTTCAGGATCATAGTTGAACTGTCTCTCCTGTAGGAACTTATCATCAACCCTACCTCTGTTCTTCAGGTTAGGGAGATTGAATACCTCAAAGAGTTGATGGTCATTCCACTCATCATTGAAATCACTTTCAGGGATGATGAAATCATATCCATGTTTATCTGCAATACCACGAAGTGCAGCGTATTGGAACATCTGGTTACCCAGTCTTCCAATAATACCAAGATGATTAAAACCAATCATAAGAACTTAAGAATATTATTGATACGATTAATGTAAGTATGTTTATCTTTGATAAACTGCATGGCCTCCTTCATGTTAATCTTTTTACCTCTTTCGGCTTCGATCAAGTTGTTGTATAGGGTCTCTGGTGTTCCACCATATACCACATAGTCACCAAAGGCTTCTTTGATGAATGGTGAGTTGGTTCCTTGAATCCTACCATAACTGATGTTCTTCTGAATCCTACAAGGAATATAACCACACTGAAGATGCCAGTCACTCCTGAAGTCAGGACAAATAAAAGAGTCACGAATCAGTTCACGGTTCTCTTCATGACTCACTGACTGTGTGTAGAGTTTAACTTCTCTACCACCTTGTTCTGCACAGTGTGCGAAGTATTGAATCCAGTATGGACCTTGTTCATACATCATACCCACATAGTGGATATACTTTCTATTCAAAGAGAACTCAACATGATCATTCACATCGATCTCATCAGGGAGAAGATTAGTTCCCCATGTTTGATACAGCGTCCTGGTAGTTTCATCCCAGTGACAGAGGTCTTCTACTTTCTCAAAGTGAACTGTATTACGAATACAGTTACCAAGTTTTAGAACGTTCTCAAATGGTACACCTTGTTTTGTAAAGTATTCAGTATCAACATGGTGAGTAATATACTTACAGTCCTTTCTAACAGGCATGTGTGACTTCTGAGAATCCTCTACAAAGAAGACCGTGTCAGAGTAGTCAAGATCCTGTGGTGTATTTGGAACCCACTTTACATCGTATCCAAGACTCTTGAATGCTTTGAAATATGTATCGTGAATATATCCGTGTGTTGAACTATGAAGGGGATAGTGTCCCCAGATGATAATTTTCATAATACAGTTCCTGGAGGAAGATGGTAATGGAAACCAAATGGTATAATACCTCTGGTTTCAGGGACAGGTTTCTCATGTGCAAACCTAGCCGCAACAGTAACAGGAGCAAACTTACAACCTAATACTTCGTATATATGTCTGTTGTGGACACAGATACAACCGTCCTCTGCTGTATTGTTTGCATTCATGTGTTTGTAGAAGTTACCCCAGTTCACATCAAAGTGAACGTATGCATGTTTAGGAACTTCCAAGAGTTTCTTTGAACGGAGAGTAAAACCACCGTTACCAACTCTCTGATGATTACCCCAAGGGTCAATGTATGCACCCTCAGAGTGTTCCCATGGAGCACCAATATAGTCATACTCCAACCACAGAGGATCCCACTTCTCAGGGTTGATAATAAATCCATCACCTTGAATTACAATACAGTGTGAGGTATCTACATGTTTGTGTAGATCAAAGATCATGTAGTGACTATATTCATCAATCGAAGTAATCTTAGGACACTTCTCTACAGTAATACCACACTCTTCAAAGTCAGGACGATCCTGATCTGATACCAGTTTCACAGCACCAAAACGAATACCCTGCATACTTTTTTTAAAAGCATACAGGGTCTGTTCAAAGTTCACACTGGAAACACAGATAAGTGTTACATCAGGTAAATCAATCATCTTCTCGTTTAATATACACAATACGGTTAGAACTATAAGTCTCTTCTACTCTCTGAGTATCATCAAACAAGAAGTTATCAGGGAGAAGAGCCAGTCCCTGTTGATGATCCTCAACACAAGACTGTTTGTCAATATTTCTGACAATGTAACTATACCGTGAATTCTTGATAATGTCACGAAAATAACCAAGTTGTACATCTCTGTTACATTCTGACAGAGAGTTAATTGCAATCACCAGGTCAGTATCATAGAAGTTATGATCAGAACTCTCATGACAGTTGACAGTATTGAATAGACCATCCAGGAAGTCAAACTTACCTAGATACTTTTCTGTCAAGACATTACACTCAGGAAGATCAACCAGGGTGTAACTCTCAAGGTCAAGGAAGTGGTGGAGGATAACTGCCATACCACCATAACCACCACCAATCTCAACCACTTTCTTAATCTTACCCTTCTCAAAAGCTTCAAGAATGTTCAGAACGTTCAGAGCATACTTGAGTGTAGTGGGTGAGAACATACCGATCTCACTATCAGAGTAAAGATCAGGGTTACCATACTGATCATTGGTTCTGAATACTTCCAAATTATTGAAGAACTGATCACTCAGATCATGATCTCTGATTGCACCAAGAAAGTAATTGAACACATCCAGTCCACCACCCTCAAGGATCTTTCTATAACCACTATCCTTTCTGAAGTTATCAATATCTACTTCCAGACATGCAGCTGCATATGCCTTTGCATTTTCTTCTTTGATGGACCAACCAAAGTCCTTACTGAGTAATTCTGTCATGAGTATAACCTGTTAGTTTTCTTGTACTGTTCAAACTCTTCTTTACATTCTGCACCATTGTAGATATCACCTTGTCTGTCCATCCAGAACCAATCATCAACAATGGCTTCAGAAGGTCTCCACCATCCATCAGATGCATTCCAATCGAACCAATACTTAGGAGCAATGACATTTTCTGCATTCTTATTAGTCCACACAGGCCAGAACCCAAAGGTGGATGAACTTAGAATGACATTCTCAGCTTGGTTGAGAATAGAATAATCGATACCAATAGGACCACCAGGGTACTTATACCATCCAATACTACCTTGATATGGATCTTTCTCGTCTGAGATTGCTGAACCGATTACTTCAGCATCAGGAATATATTTCTTAGCATTGGTAGGATCATCAGTTACCACATAGAACTTTAGATTACCATTGTTAGTCACGCTTCTCATATTATCCATTGCCTTCTCATAATAAGAAGGTGGAAGTGCAGAGTTACCAGTCAGGTAATCACCACCACGGAACTGAATAACACAGGATTCCTGGTCAGTATATTGTGGGAAACTCAGTGACTCATCATAAGACAACCAGTCACAAATCCGTTCACGATGTTCATCAATGTATGACATCCTTTGCATCGTACCTTCAATCTTAGTCCCATCAGGAACATTCAGAAGGTTAGGGTCAGGAAGGCCCACGTTACCCTTGGTGATAGGGTGTTGTATGAAGTGTTCTTTATAGTAGTTTGTGATACCTTCTGGGAGGGTCTCAGGTGGTCCTCCCTCAGGACCAGAACCACCAATTACCTCTTCACCAAAGTCAATAGGCATAAAGGCTTGACCTTTCCACCTATCCTTACCCATAATCCCATACTTGTATCCAAGTCGTTCTGCAATCAGTCTAGTAACAACATAATGCCAAATCTGGTTTCCAATACCAGACCCATAATAAATTTCAGAAATGATCATGCAATGAACTCCTTGTATCGGTCTGGGTTATTTACAATCTCATCAGGGAGATCATCATCAAGAGGGACAATACGGGTTCCCATCCAAGTCCTACCAAGAATATCCTGGTTACCTGAGATATTAGAACCAAGAGCGTTCTTCACACCATCATGATTGTGTTCTTGGTGACCATAACCATTCAGTTTCTGTTTAATCTTATCTTCTCCACCAAGGAAACTGAAGTGCCAACCACCATCTTCAATCAAGAACTCTCCCTCATGAGGAAGGTTACGACAATCATTGAAACCACCAAACTCTTTCAGATATTTGAAGGTACAGAACTGTGGACCTCTCCAATCATCAACATCCTTACCTTTATCAGTCTGGAGTCTGTTGACATGACACATGTAGAACTTCTGAATACAAGTGTACATGTGACCATCCTTCACAATGTTCTTGACTTCTTTCAAGAACTCAGGATTAGGGATCTCATCAAGGTCACTCTGAATAATAATATCTTCATCAGAAGCAACTTCTAGTGGTGATTCGATCAGACAATCTCTACCATACATTGAACGATGCCAACGTTCGGGGAGACCTCTTGTAGTAGGTCTTGCAGGATGTGCCTTATCCCTGTTAGTATGATACTCCTGTTGGAATGTAGTGAAATCTAGATCACGTTCTCTGGTATCAATAACACGATGAATAATCTTATCCATGAAAGGAGTAAGACGTTCTTTGTATTTCTCAAACTGCATCTCACGTTCAATACCTGTGTAGGTAGTTGCGTTCTCATTAATACAGATGAGGTCAACATGAGGATATACAATCCTCAGTCTCATCTCTAGAAGTTCAATGGGTTCATGAGAAAAGTTGAATACATCAATTAGTTTCATAACTCATCTCCAGTTCAATCGTTCTATCTGCTACGTTTCCTTCGTTCCAGTATTGTGAGATCAATACATTCCTATCTGAAAATGTAGATTTCCAATCAACACTAGTAGGTCTCTTAATACTCTTGGTAAACTTCTTCAAGGTTACAAATGTCATACCATAACTCTCAGGATAACACTCAACCTTGATATTGTCATCCTCATAGTCTTCCAGAGTATCAAGACCAAAGAATTCACAAATGGCTTCATCAACACGTTCCCAAGAACGACCATTGATGACTGCATTCTGTCCTACTTCCCAGTGTGAATCATGGAACACAACTGTTGCACCTTTCTTCATACGGGGAACCCAGTAGAACAGTTCACACAGAACTTGTTGTTTTACATGAAGTGAATCGATGAACAGAACACTGATACCATTCAGGTCTTCCAGTTCAGCATACTTACCAATGGTAGAACTATCACCAGTCAGTTGATAGTAGTCTGCCTCACTGATCATTCCATGATCAAGGTTGTCCCAAGACACATCAACTCCATAAACCTTATTACCATTCTCCTTAGAGTTGATACCCATGATACCTGATGACATACCACTACGGACACCAATGTCAACAAAGACACTGTCTTTTTTTGTAGAGATCAGTTCATTAAGACGAACTGCATTCTGACCAAGATCAGACGCCGTTGCCTGTGTGATAATTTGTTTACTATTCATAATTTTTCTTCATCTCATTGAATACTTTTGCAATACCTACATCAATAGTGGTCTTAGGTAACCACCATCCAAAGATATAATTATTGGCAACATTTCTTTTGTCAAGTTGAACTGTATCCTTTGCAAGACCAGCAGTAATTTTAATTGGTCTATCAATTTTATTAAACTGACCTTGAATAATATCTGCAACTTCTCTAATAGAATTAGAATGAAATGATGTGATGTGAAGTGGATCTTCTGGTTTGAAGTCTGTATATCTTTCCATTACTGTTTCCAGTGCTTCGCAACAGTCTTCCGCATAAAGGAACTGACGTTCTTCTGTACCATCGGTCAACATCTCAAAGTCACCTTCTTCAAATCCTTTGCGGATGAAATCAGTAATGACATGTGCCTTCTCCATGTCTGTCTCAATACCATAAACATTCCAGAATTTTACAAGAAGTCCATTCAATGTCTTGGTATACATCTCACCAACTCTCTTCATCACACCATAAGGAGAGTGACTCATGTTACTCATCTGTGATGATGCAAACACAAATCTCTTTTTATACTTCTCCAAAAGACCAAATACACTGACCATCATTCTGGCGTTGTTGTCAATGAACTTGAAGGTATGTTGATACTTCTTGAGATACCTAGAACCACCAACATCAAAGGCAAGAAAGAATACAAAGTCCGATTCCTTGATCAGATGTTCTAATGCAAGATTAGGAATCTTTGTAAGGTCTTGATCTTTTGTATTAGTAATATCGTATTCAAAGATCTCATGACCTTTACCACGAAGGTATTCAGTCAGATAGGCTCCAATCTGACCACTAGAGCCAAGAATAGTAATTTTCATTTGTTCTCAATTTGGTTACAAATCCATTCATATGTCTTACGGATACCCTCTTCCAGGGTCTGAGAATAATCCCATCCAAGTTTCTCACGAATTAGATCATTGTTAGAATTGCGACCACGAACACCCAGAGGTCCATCGATGTGAATCTTTTGAACTTCTTTGTCAGCAACCTTTGCAGTAGTTTCTACCAATTGATTGATAGTAACCATCTCTTCCGAACCAATATTAACGGGTCCGATGAAGTCACTATCCATCAACCGTCTAGTTGCTTCAATGCATTCGTCAATGAACAGGAAGGAACGAGTCTGTAAGCCATCTCCCCACACTTCGATTGCTCCACCTTGCTGCGGGAGGTAAGCGACTTTACGGCAGATTGCAGCTGGTGCTTTCTCTCTTCCACCGTCCCAGGTCCCCTCAGGACCAAAGATGTTGTGATACCTAGCAATCCGTACAGGAATACCGTAATTACGATGATATGCAAAGTAAAGTCTCTCGGAGAAAAGTTTTTCCCATCCATATTCTGAATCAGGGTTTGCTGGATATGCGGATTCTTCACGGCAGTCAGGATTATCGGGATCAAGTTGGTTATGTTCTGGGTACATACAAGCAGAACCAGAATAGAAAATCTTAGTTCTGTTACCTACAGTTTCATTAAACTTGCGTTGCTCATCAAGAACATTCAAGTTGATAGTGACCGAGTTGTGCATAATGTCTGCATCGTTCTCTCCAGTGAAAACGAAACCTGCACCACCCATATCAGCAGCGAACTGATAAATTTCATCAAAGGGTTCTAGAAACTTGTCTACGATTTGTGCGTAGAAGTTACCTGTTTCGCCACCGTAACGAATACAACGGTGAACAAAGTTTACATCACGAAGGTCACCAGTGATAAACTCATTTGCTTCTGTAGGAGAGAACTCAGTATCTTTGATATCAACTCCACGCACCCAGTAACCTTCAGAACGAAGTCTCTTTACCATATGACTTCCAATAAAACCACCAGCACCAAGTACTAGTGCTGTCTTCTTATATTCACTCATAAAAAATCAATGTTTACTAATGTGTATTATATCAGATTTTGATTCTTCTGACACCATCAGAATCTTTAGAACAATGCTCAGTAATTGCAGGAATATTGTTCAGTTTTTCAACAAGAGCTGCAACATCTCCACCACCAGATGTAGGTGCCTCAAACTTTGCTACCAATTCTGCAACTGTCTTTTCCAATGCTTGAAGTCTACCTTCTACTTCCACATCATACTTTGACATGGATGCTCCACTTGCAGATTTTGATGCCGTACCTTTGTATGCCATTTTATCAAAGAGTAATTACTGACCTATTTAGTAAACTCTACACATTTCATCTAGACCCTGAGTAATCAAAAGTTTGGAAGTAAAATCATGTGATTTGAGTTTATCAACGTTTAAAGTCATATTTTTTATTTGTAAAAATTCTTGATCTTTTGGAAAAGGAACATCAAGAATTTTACTTTGACTACCTACTTTCTCTTTACAATAGTCAATAATCTCTCTAAATGAATGTGAGATACCTGTACCAATGTTATAGATTTCATTGGTGTTACTTGACTCCATTAGAGCATTCATTGAAGCACATACATCATCCACATACATGTAGTCTTTAAGATAATATCCACCTTCATATAATTTGATAGGTTCGTCATTCTTGAGACAACGAATCATATACCCAAGAACATTCTTTCCTGGTGTAATGGTAGGATCCAATCCATACACATTACCAATCCTAAAGATACGATACTCAATACCAAAAGTCTTACAGTAAGAAATTACCAGTGATTCTGCACATCTCTTGGTGATCGAATAAAATCCTGTAGGATTACATGGATCATGTTCTTCTGCATCAATCACATTATTACCATAAACAAAACAAGAACTGACAAAGTTGAATACAGTCCCAGGTTTACAATTAGGTAGAACCTCCATCAAGTGACTTAAGTTTGTATCAATATCAAGGTGAACATCCTTGAATACATTCTGATTAGTTGTTGTGCTAATGAGATATAGTACATCAGAAGACTCTGGAAATACCTGATTTCTTGGAATAAAATATTGATTTGGATATAGTTTACAATAAGTTCTTCCAATATATCCTGTTGATCCAAAGACAGAAAGATTATTCATACAAACTTCTCACAGTCTTGAAAGGTTTTTCCATCACGATCTTTATCAGAGAGAATGGGATCTCCATTCAGATTCCAATTAATATCAAGATCATTCCAGAGAAGAGTTCTTTCATATTCAGGATAATAGAAATCACTTGTCTTATATGTTACATGTGCTTTCTCACTTCTAGTATAGAATCCATGAGCAAATCCAGGTGGAACCCAAAGTTGAACCTCAGGACGATTTAACTCAATACCATACCACTGTCCAAAGGTCTCAGAAGACTCTCTGAGATCAACAATGACATCATAGATTGTTCCTCTAATACACTTCACTAGTTTACCTTGTGGGTTCTTTATTTGATAGTGTAACCCTCTTAGAACTCCTTGATACGACATAGAATGATTGTCTTGAACAAAATCATAATCAAGACCAAATTTCTCTTCATTGTAGGACTCAATAAAAAATCCTCTATCATCAATGTATTTGTCTACCTCAATGAGGAGAGCATCTTTCAAACCAGTTTCAATAATTTTCATACCATTTAATAGTCTCTAAAAGGGCTTCATCAAAATCAAACCTTGACTTCCATCCTAACTCATCTTCAATTTTTTGACAATCAATAGAGTATCTAAAGTCATGACCAGGACGATCTTTTACAAATTCAATATCAGAATAATCCTTATTCATCAATTTAAAAATCTTACTTACAACAGTGAGATTGTTTAGTTCAGTTCCTCCACCAATATTATACTTCTCTCCTATTTTACCATTCTTCCAGACTTCAATGAGTGCCTCACAATGGTCCTGAACATACAACCAATCTCTAATCTGTTCTCCCTTACCATACACAGGAACCTTCTTACCTTGTAGAAGATTACATATAGTCTTAGGAATTAACTTGTCATTACTTTGTCTTGGTCCAAAGTTATTTGAACAATTGGTGATAACGGCAGGAAGATTATGTGTATTTACATATGACATGACAAAATGATCACTGGCAGCCTTAGATGCGGAATATGGATTTTGTGGTGCATATGGAGTCTCTTCTGTGAAAGGAGGATCATCTTCACCCAATGCACCATACACCTCATCAGTTGAAACATGAATAAACTTCTTCACATTATTCTCAAGTGATGCATTCATCAGATTAACAGTACCCTTGATATTAGTATCGATAAAGGGTAAACAATTACTGATAGAATTGTCTACATGACTTTCAGCTGCAAGGTGTAAAACATATTCTGGTTTATGTTTATGAAAGATCTCATCAATGACATAACCATCAGAAATATCAACTGGATATAAATTGATAAACTCAGGAACATTTTTTGGATTAGATATTTCAGTGAGATAATCAATCACAATAATCTCACTATCATATAGATCAATGAGATTATGAAGTAAATTACTACCTATAAATCCTGCTGCTCCAGTAATAAGTAAGGTCATTTTTGATGATATTTTTCTAAAAGTTCAGGGGAGTATTGTTGAATAGATGATTCACTTTCTTTGGTTTCTCTCTTCACCTTCTCAAGTTCATACACTCTATTACGAAGTTCAGTGGAAGAGTATTGATGTTCACGTTTATGGAAGTGTAACTCAATACCATTATCAATACAATATTGTTTTCCAGTGAAGTCTCTATCCTTATACTCTTCACTCAGGAATCTAATATTAATTAATTGTGTCTTGATCATGTTCAGAAGATCTGCTTCTGTTTCATATACAAGGATTTCATCCACATACTTACATCCCTGTACTTGAACATACCTTTCATACACTGACTGTGTTGGTTTGTTCTTAATACCAGGACGATCAATAGTTGGGTCAACCTGAAGTGCAACAATCAGATAATCACACAATTGTTTTTCCATCTTCAACATTGTAACATGTCCAGCATGAAACAAATCAAATGAACTACAATTAAATCCTACTTTCATTTTAGAATATCTTTTCTTATATTATACAAAAAAAGGAGGGTTTATACAACCCTCCTTTAATTAAACGGTCTTTCATGCACACCATGAGTGTAATTCTTCAACATATGCCATAATAAATTCTTAATAGTAAAGGGTCATGTTTGACTCCACCACCTAGTTTTAAAGAACTAGGAAACTTCGGGATTGAAGGGGATCCTTCGCCGACCAGGGCTAGTTTATTGACATACCGAGTCTTTAATATAACAAGGAACTCTTGCTGGATCAAGCCAGAGAGTATAATCAAAATCCTCCATAGCAGTCAG